CTTCAAGGTGTGGCGCAGATTGACCCAGCTAATCCGCAAGGCGTTTACGAGGTCGAGTAATGACAATTACTTCTGGAGCTATGACAGTTGGAACCGTCGCGTCTTTGATTGACGGCACTTCTAACTCAAACTTTCGCCTAATCGTTCATAACAACGACAACACGGACGCAGTTTACATAGGTGGCCCGGACGTTACTACTGCTAACGGCTTCGTTGTAAAAAAAGAAGAAAGTATCCAACTAGAAATGAATCCGCTTGAATCGGTTTACGCAGTTTCGGGAAAAGCTGGACACACAATTAGCTATCTGAAGCAGGTATAAATTGCCCTACTACATAACTGACAAATCCGAAAACTGTCCCGCTTGGGCAGTAGTAAAAGAAGACGGCGAACTAATTGCGTGTCACGATTCTAAAGAATCAGCAATTGACCAAGCAATAGCAATCAGTCTTGCCGAAGAAACTGAATTTGTTGGAGAGCGCGCAGCGGTGGGTCAGCTAAACGTTGGAGATTACGTTAGTTGGAATGAAAGAAACCCTAACATTCTTGCCGAAGTGGTAATGGTAGAAGGTCAGTTAGCGGTTCTAGAAGTTTACGAATTAGAAGACGAAGTTTATCATTCAACCGACCGTGAAATGATTAGCGAAGAAGTAGAAGAGTCAGAAGAAAATTTTGAAGAACAATACGTAGAAGAAGACGTAATTGTTGAAGAAGAAATGCGTCAAGTAAACCTAGAGCCACCTGCCTATATGAGAGCAGCAGCTCGTCGCGGACTTGAATACTATTCAGAAGGTTTGGCAGGTGACGGTCTTGTAGATACAACCGTTCGTGAAGCTCGCGCTATGGCAGCGGGCAACGTTACCGCGGATAAATGGGTAAGAATTGCCGCGTGGATTGCTAGACATCTAAGCGACCTAGATTCTCCAGACGCTAATCCGTCTTCAGATAATTATCCTTCCGCTGGAGTCGTCGCGCACCTACTTTGGGGAAGTGGACCGAGTAAGTCTTCAGCGCGTCGAACTTTAGAATATGCGCAAGGCGTGGTTGCTAGACTAGAGGAAGAAAACCGCGCCAGTATAAGTCAAGAAAGCGAACAAATGGCAAAGATAGAAAAGCGAACTAACGAAGTCAAGTTCGAACTAAGAGCCGTAGAAGGTGGCGACGGTATGACCTTTACAGGATACGCCGCAGTCTTCAACAGCCCAAGCGAACCACTTCCGTTTATCGAAAGAATTGCGCCGGGCGCATTCAAGCGTTCACTAAAGGCACGCAACGATATCAAGCTTCTATGGAATCACGATACCGGAGCAGTTCTTGGCTCTACTCGCGCAGGCACTCTAAAGCTTGAGGAAGACAACTACGGTCTTCGAGTTACCGCTATGCTTCCAGAAACGACTTTAGGAAAAGACGTTCGCACATTGGTTCAACGTGGCGACGTATCGGCTATGTCGTTTGGATTTTCAGTTCCAGCTAACGGCGATTCTTGGAACACCGAAGGCACCGAAAGAACTTTGCGTTCCGTAAGAATCCACGAAGTAAGTATTGTGGCATTTCCGGCATATTCCCAGACCGCAGGAACAGCCTCAGTTCGCTCATTCGATTCAGTAGCAAAGCGCGCACAAGTAGACGCTGACCAACTGGCAGACGCTATGTTGGCTATTGAAGACGGCAAAGACCTATCTTTGGAACAATCCGAACTTCTAACCACGGTCATTCAACGACTTACTCCACAAGAGGAAGCCAAAACCGAGGACAATTCTGAAGAGCTAACCGCACTAGAATTGAAGAAGATGAAACTCGAACTACTAATGAAGAGGCTATAAATGGCTACTAAAGAAGCAATCAAAGACGCAATCCTAAAAGCGGCAGGCAACCCGGATGCGGGTATCGTTCGTGATAACGTAGAAGCTTGGGCGCAGGCAATTTGGGAGCTTGATAATGAAGTCAAGCCAAAAGAAGTTCGCGTCGTAGAAGCTAAAGAAACCCGCTAAGGGTCACGTCGGGGTTATCCCCTTTCTCCCGACCGCAACGCTCGCCGTATTCCTTTCCGGCGGGCGTTGCTCTTTATGCGGGTGATTAGAATATAAGTAATGGGTTGAGTCAGCTCCCCGTTGCTACCGTTCTGAGTTAGCTCGACGGAATCCATAAAAATAAACTAAGGAGAAACAACTATGTCTGACTTCCTAAAGTCACAGGTTGAGGCTCGCAACAACCTAATCGAACAGGCTCGCACCGTTATTGAGTCTGCCGAATCGGAGAAGCGTGGGCTATCTGCTGAAGACCAGCAGAAAATCGACCGTATCGAAACAGAAATCACCCAGCGTGACGCAGCTATCGACACCGCTAAGAAACTAGCGGAACGCGAAGAGCGCGCAGTAGACGCAGCTCGCGAGTCATTCGTACCTTCAAACGAGGTTCGTGGCGACAACGACATTCTACGCGCAATCGCTTCTGGCGAAATGCGTTCACACACATTCGGTTCAGAGAAGAGAACTCTTGTACCGTCTGACAACACGGTTCCAAAAAGTTTTTATGACGAGGTTTTCTCTGTCGCCCGCCAAGCAGGTCCTATGCTTCAGGTCGCACAGGTTATCAACACCGCGTCGGGAGAGCAGCTAACAATTCCAACCTTGACCGCTTACTCAACAGCGACTATCAAGGGTGCGGGTTCAGCTATCTCGGACTCGGAGCCAACTTTCAGCTCAATTGCCTTGTCAGCGTTTAAATATTCCTTCCTAGTGCCAGTGGCAAACGAACTACTGACCGACGCGGGATTTGACATTTCCGCACTAATCGCCGAGCAGGCTGGAAACGCAATTGGTTTCGGAATTAACACCGGACTAACTACTGGAACTGGAACTGTAGAGCCAACAGGTATCTTCACAACTGGAGCTTCAGCGGTTACTGGTGGAACGGGAGTTTCCGGAGCACCAACCTACGAAAATCTCGTGGACCTACTTTACACACTAGACGGACAGGCAAGAATTTTGCCGGGCGTCGGCTGGTTGATGAGCAAGTCTGGTCTAGCAGCAGTTCGTAAAATCAAGGACGGCGCAGGCAACTACATCTGGACTGGTTCACTAGTTCCAGGTCAGCCTGACCAGCTCTTGGGCTACCCAGTATTTGAGAACCCCGCAGCTCCAGCAGTTGCCACAGGTGCCTTCTCAATCGGTGTTGGTCACCTACCGTCATACAAGGCTCGCCTTGCTGGTGGTATTCAGGTTGCTCAGTCAGCGGATTACGCCTTCAACGAGGACGTAACCACTTTCCGCGTCACCGCAAGAGTCGATGGAAAATTGACCCACGCAAGCCACTTTGTTAAGTTCAAGGGTGGAGCTAGCTAAACACTAGCCAAATAGACTGGAGAGGTCGCCGGACGGTAGGGTTTCGGCGACCTTTCCTTTTGTCTTTTTTAACTGGTAATGTTTCTGTATGACTCCTACCAAATCTAAAAACCCTGCTATTCAAGAACAGTTCAAGGGAACAGTTTCTCTTTATTCGAATTCGCCTGACCAACCTACGGGCTACGGGCAACAAGCACGCTACTTAGTAGACCGCTTGAAGCGTCAAGGCTTCGACGTTGCCGCTATTTCAAATTACGGACTTGAGGGAATCAAGCGCGAACTTGAAACTCCTTATGGAAAGATTCCTCATTTTGCTAGAGGAATGGACTTGTATTCGAACGACACCGCGCCAGTCGACCACAAGTCTTTCGCAGCAGGTAGACCAAATCAACCGAACGCTATGATTACGCTTTATGACGTTTGGGTTTTAACTTCTAAGCTCTTTGATACTTTCCCTATTCTTGCTTGGACACCGCTTGACCACGTCACACTTCCTCCTAGAGTTGAAACATTTCTAAGAAAAGAAAACGTGACTCCGGTAGCTATGGCTCCGCACGGAGTTAGACAAATGGAAGAAAAGGGAATTGCCTGTCGATATGCTCCGCACGGCATAGACACAAAAATATTTAAACCAACTTTTGAAATCGAAGGTCAATCCGTAGAAGAACATATGGGAACTAAAGACCGCTACGTTGTTGGAATGGTGGCGGCAAATAAAAGCTCGGGTCTAGTTCACCGCAAAGCCTTCTCAGAAAATTTACTGGCGTTTTCTATCTTCAAGAAGAAGCACCCAGAAGCTATTCTTTATCTTCACACAGACCCAATGGCTAACGGTATTGGCTGGAATCTTCTAAGCCTTCTTCAGTCTTTAGGAATCGAAAAAGACGACGTAGCCTTTCCGCATTCTCAAAGCTACAAGTATGGAATAAAGCAGGAAACTCTAGCCGCTTACTATACCGGAATGGACGTAATGCTTGCGACTTCATACGGAGAGGGATTCGGAATTCCCTCGGTGGAAGCGCAATCCTGCGGAACAAGAATTATCGGGTCAAATTGGGCAGCAACAACTGACTTAGCTTCCGAAGATTCTTTCCTAGTTGGTGGACAGCCACAATGGGATTCTGGACAAGACGCTTGGTGGCAAATCCCTAACGTGCCTTCTATCGTCGCCGCTCTCGAAGAAGCTTACAAGCTAGGCAAAGGCCGCTCGCAGGTAGCAATCGACTTCGCTTCAGACTTTGACGTAGACAAGGTTTGGACTAAGTATTGGCTACCGATTCTGCGCGATAAATTCGCCTAATGATTCCCGTTCTAGGCTTCGCCGTTTACAGTCAGTTCGACTTAACTAATCGGCTTCTAGCTTCGATAGATTACCCGGTCGAGAACTTGGTAATCGTGGACAACTCCGGGCTAAAGACTTGGGAGCCTAAGCAACCGGAGCAGGTAAAGAATCTATGGCTCATACGAGTTCCTTTTGGACTCGGGCTTGTAGGTGCTTGGAATCTAATAATCAAGTCCACGCCTTACTCGCCTTACTGGGTTCTAGTAAACGACGACGCTTGGTTTGAAGCTGGAGCGTTAGAGATTATTGCTCGGGACGCAGACCCGGAAGCTCTAAACTTCGTAGACATTATTCCGAGGTGGTCTTGCGTAGTCTTCGGGGAAGGCGCAATAGCTAAGGCTGGACTCTATGACGAACGCTTCTATCCGCTCTACTTTGACGATAACGACCTAGAACGCAGAATGGAAAATGCTGGAGTAAAGGTTCAAATTGTAGAAGCTAGAGTCCACCACGAAAATTCTTCAAGCCTAAAAAACAAGACACAGGAAAACAATCGAACCTATCAAGCCAACCAAAGGCTAATGGACAAGAAGGTAATCGAGAACGACTTCTCTCCGGGCTTCTGGGACTTGACCATTAGAAGGGCTAACCGTTGGGACTAATCGTTTACACCGGAGGAACCTTCGACCTTTATCATTCCGGCCACGCTAACTTTCTAGCTAAGTGCGCGGAGCTGGGGCAGGTAATCGTTTCACTAAACACGGACGAATTTATCGAAGCCTACAAAGGCAAGCGTCCAGTTATCAGCTACGAAGAAAGACGCGCGGTTCTTCTTTCTTGCCGCTCAGTATCCGACGTGATTCCAAACTACGGTGGCGCAGATTCAAAGCCCGCTATTGAAATCACCGCTCCGGACATTCTGGCGATTGGCTCAGACTGGGCAAGGCGCGACTACTACGCTCAAATGGGATTTACTCAGGATTGGTTGGACGACCGGGGAATCTCTCTAATCTACATTCCCTACACCGCTGGAATCAGCTCGACCGCTATAAAAGCCCGACTGGTAAGATAGAAGAGAACAAAGGAAAATCTTATGGCAATCGTAAACGGATATTGCTCACTCGCAGAAATCAAAGCTTCTGCTCGGATTACCGACAGCGTGGACGACACGCTTCTAGAGCTTGCGGTCGAATCAGCTTCCCGAATGGTGGACAGCTACACCCAACGCTATTTCTACAACGCTGGAACAGCAACTCGGTTATTTGTCCCGCAGGATTCTTACGTGACCGAAATTGACGACCTAATCACTTTGACAACGCTTCAGACTTCGGACGGCGACGACTTCGGAACTACTTGGGCGGCAAAGGATTATCAGCTAGAGCCACTAAACGGCGTAGTGGACGGTCTTACAGGGCACCCCAGCACCCGTATACGCGCCGTAGACGACTTTTTATTCAACGTGCTAGACGGAGAAGCAACCGTTCGAATTGCGGGCGTCTGGGGCTGGTCTGCGGTCCCTGTGGCAGTAAAACAAGCAACGGTCATTCAAGCAGCAAGAATTTTCAAGCGCAACGATTCGCCTTTGGGAATTGCTGGTTTTGGTGAAATGGGAGCAGTTAGAGTTGGCGTTCAACTTGACCCTGACGTAAAGCACCTTATCGACTCTTACAGAAAAGTTAGATTCGCCTAATGGCTTCGATTACCGACCTTAGAGCCGGACTAGCTACTCGACTAGGCACTATTTCCGGGTTAAGAACTACTACCGAAACTCCGGACACAATTAGCCCGCCTATTGCCATTGTAAACGTGGCAAACGTAAACTTTGACAGAACCTTTCAACGTGGTCTAGACGAATACAACTTCGTTATTACCGTTATTGTTGGTCGCGTCGGAGAGCGCAGCGCACAAAGACTTCTTGATTCTTACGTAAGTTCTACGGGAGCTTCTTCCGTCAAGCTTGCGGTAGAATCAGATAAGACACTTGGCGGGAAATGTGATTCCCTTCGAGTGACTGATATGAGAAATTACGGCTCCCTTGTGATTGGCGAGATTACCTACCTAGCCGCTGAATTCAATGTTGTCGTATACGCACAATAAAAACCGCTAGGAAAATAGGAGAAATAACAAATGGCAAAATACGTAGTTACCGCTACTGTTGTCAAGATTAACGGAACAGACCTGTCAAGCAGCGTCGCCGCCGCAACTCTTGAACTAACAGCAGCCGACGTAGACGTGACCGACTTCGGAGGCTCCGGCTGGACTGAAGTTATCGGTGGTCTAAAATCAGGAACCGTCACACTAGACTTTCACAGCGATTACGGAGCAGGTGGAGTGAACACAGTTCTAAACCCACTTCTAGGAACAATCGCAACCGTAGTCTTAGTTCCAAACGGAACCGCAGTATCAGCGACCAACCCTCAGTGGACAGCTAACGTACTAGTAAACAGCGTGTCCCCAGTAGCGGGCGCGGTCGGTGACCTAGCCACGTTCAGCGTGTCTTTCCCGACAAGTGGTTCAGTCACTTCGGCAACTGTGGCAAGCTAAGGTTAAATAATGAAACTTACCCTACGCATTGAGTTCGCAGACGGAACAAACAAGGACGTCCTAGTATCTGCCGCCGATATGGTGGCATTCGAAGACAAGTTCAACGTTTCAATCGCAAGACTAGACGACCCAAGAATCGGCTGGTTGCTTTTTCTGGCGTGGCATTCAGAGCAGCGCAGAAAACAAACAACCTTAGAGTACGAAGCTTGGCTAGATTTGGTTGAGTCAATTGGAGCAACAGAAGACCCAAAAGTTCCAAAATAGTAGGACTAGGCGATAAGTCTGCTCATTGGTTCATAGCTTCCCTAGCGGTCGAGTCAGGAATTCCTCCGAGTGTTTTACTCGAGCAATCCGACCGAATGCTTTGGACAATGAACAGGTGGCTAGTCGCTAAGAACCTTCCGCGGTAGGTGAAGCCCTTGCTAACGCAGGGGCTTCCCTATTTTCGCTTCGGTAGAATAGATAAGAGGTGAGTAATGGAAATTCGATTTGACGTTAAAGGCGTTCAAGATACGGTTACTCTTCTCCGAAAAGTAGAGCCTGAATCTCTAAAGGCTATGCGTAAAGAAATTCAAACCGAGCCAGCTCTACTTGCCGCAGTTAGCTCAATAAAGAGCAACATTCCTACAATCTCCCCATTACAAGGACGCGAAGAATCCAAAGGTCGCGGAGGAATGCTACACAGCGGGCGAACAAGCTTTGCCGTCCCTACTGTAAAAGTAAAAACCCCATTCAACACAAGAGGGCTTCGCGTAAAAGGTGAATCTTCAATTGTTGTTATCGACACGCAGTCGCCTAAAAACGCCGTTGGTTTTGAAATTATAGATATGGTTGGACGCGGACCAAAGGGCAACACTCGTAAAGCGCAAGGAATGAAAGAAAAACTTGGAGGCTCACCTTCTCGCTATGTCTGGAAGGGCTTCGAAGAAAGAGTCAAGGGGATTGAATCGGGAGTAAATTCCATTCTGAAAAGATACGCCGATAAAGTAAACGTGAAACTAAGGGTAATGTAATGGCAGTCAGAATACCGATTATTACAGTCTTTGACTCTAAGGGTCTAAAGCAGGCGCAGTATCAGCTAAATAAAGTTCGAGGCAACTTCCAGAATCTAGGAAGAAACTTTGCTATTGCTGGAGCCGCTTTAGCTGGAAGCGTTGCTCTAATCGGTAAGAGTCTTCAGGACGCCGCAGAATCTCAAAAGGTCTTTGCTCAGACACAAGCCGTCCTAAAGTCTATGGGGACAACTGCCAACGGAACAGCCAAAGACATTCAAGGTCTAGCTTCTAGTCTTCAGAAATCTACAGCGTTCAACGACGAAGCAATTCTGTCGGGAGCCAATCTTCTTTTAACTTTCAAGAACATTCAGAATCAAGCGGGCGAAAATAACGACATCTTCGACCAGACGGTACAAGCTACTCTTGACGTGGCTCGTGCTATGGGAACAGACGCAAGCGGAGAAGCTATTCGTCTAGGTAAGGCGTTGAACGACCCTGTAAAGGGAATCTCTGCTCTAACGCGTGTTGGTATCCAATTCACCGACCAACAGAAAGAGCAGATAAAAGCTCTAACCGCTTCAGGCGACTTGCTAGGCGCGCAGAAGATTATTCTTGCGGAGCTACAATCTCAATTCGGCGGTTCGGCAGCAGCGTACGCTCAGACATTCGCTGGACAAGTTGAAAGTCTAAACAATGAACTAAACGACCTGTCCGAAGAAATCGGCTTTATGGTTATGCCAGCCGTTCGGGATATGATTGCGGCATTTAGAGAAGTTGCCCCCGAAGTAGGCTCAAAACTAAAGACTGCTATTGCTTCCGTGGACTGGAAAGCTTTTACTAAGGCACTTGTAGATACGACTACCTTCCTAATTGAAAACGCCGACGCAATTATTAAGGTCGTGACCGCACTATTTGTTTTGAACACCACTTACAACGTAGTCAAAGTAGCAACTGGACTATTCAACGCAGCAGCGATTATTCTTGGAAATACTTTCGTAGTCACCGCAGGAAAAATTGGACTAGCTACTGGAGCAGTTAAGCTATTTCGAACTGCGCTTATTACTACCGGAATTGGTGCGCTAGTTGTCGGTCTTGGTTTCATCATTGAAGCAATTATCAACACCAACAACGCAGCTGAAAAGGGAAAGCCTTACGTAGATAACTATGGCGGGGCAATTCGTGATTCGGGAAATGCCGCAGATTGGGCGGCTGGTAAATATGGAGCAGCAGCTAGCGCAGCTAATAACTTTAATAATGCCGTCGCTTCTATTGACCTTAGCAAAATTCCTCGAACTGCCGCTACAAGTCGCCCGTTAAAAGGTGGGCAAGCTGAGGCATTCTTTGCCGCACAAGACATTCGATTAGGAGATGAAGAAAAAAAGCAAGGTGTCGTAGCTACTCCTAGAGCAACTTTCGCAGGTGTCTTATCAAAAAACTTATTAGAGCAAACTCGACTAACTAAGCTTCAAGCAAAAGGACTTTCCGAAGGAGCAGCAGAATTAGCTCTTTCAACCATAAAGAATAAAGCTCAATTCAAAAAACTCGAAGCCAATCTAAGTAAAGTCGGAGTCGCAACTAAAAGACAAGCCGTATTCAATCAAACTGCTGCGGGTAAAGCCGAGCTGGCTCAGATACAAGCAAATAACGAAGCAAATGCTGCGGCAGACCGTGCTGCGGCAGAAGAAGCGCAAAGACAACGCGACGCAATCATAGCCGCGGAAAAGGCAGCAGCCGACGAGCGAGCAAGAATCTACCAGTCATTCGCGGATTCCGTTGCTAATACATTTGCGGGTATCAAGGACGCAATTGTTGGAGCGTTTAGCCTTCCAGAGCTAGGCGGTTCTACTGATTCAATCATTCGTAATATGGATAAGCTTCTTACAAGAGTAAAGTCATTTTCGCAAAACATTACCAAGCTATCTTCTATGGGACTAAACCCAAATCTTCTTCAGCAAGTTATTCAAGCTGGTCCGGTTGCGGGCGCACGTCTAGCCGCAAGTCTTGTAGCGGGTGGAGCTGAATCACTTTCAAGAATCAACGCTGGCTATGGGGAAATTGGAAATCTAGGTTCAGAAATTGGATTAGCCGGAACACAATCAAGATTCGGAACTGCTCAACAACAGCAGATTATTAACATAAACATAGAAGGCGGACTTGATTCTTCTGCCGCTATTGGTAAAGCCGTTGTGGACGCAGTTAGAGCTTACGAGCGAACTTCTGGCGCGGTCTGGCAGGGCGCATAATGATTAGCCCGAAAGTCGAAATCGGTTTTGACTTAGGTGCGAACACTCCAACCGGATTCAAGCTAGACGACGCAGTTCGCGGAGTGTTAGACAATACGACTTACATTCTTGCTGGTGAACTCTTTTACGATATTTCTTCTCGCGTTCAAAGCGTGACAGTAAGACGCGGAAAAAGCGAAGCTCTAGACCGTATCGACGCAGGTATTTCCACTATTGTTCTTGACAACAACGACCGACTATTTGACCCGCTATATGAAGCAGGGCTTTACTATGGACAGTTAGTTCCTCGCCGTCAGGTCAGAATTTCTGCGAATGACGAACCTGTTTTTTATGGATACGTGGAAGACTTCGACCTTGAGTATCTCCCGGGCAACAGAGCCGCCGTTCAAATCGACATAGCGGACGCATTCGGAGCATTAGCTAACGCGCCTATTGACGAACTAGACCCGCCTAGCGAACTTTCTGGCGCACGTGTGACACGCGTGTTAGACCTCCCTGAAGTAAACTGGCCGATTGAATTGCGCGACATAGACGCTGGACGAACTATTCTTCTAGACTCTACGGCTTCAGGTATTTCTGCGCTTGAGTATCTTCAGCGAGTATCGACTTCCGAATTTGGAAACCTCTTTATTTCTAAAGACGGCGACATTATCTTCAAGGAAAGAAACGCTTCAACTACTACGCCTGACCTTATCTTCTCGGACGATACTTCGCCTTCAGCATCTATCAAGGTTCTTTTCTCTAACGTTCGTGCTATTTATGGCTCGGAAAATCTTTACACAAGAATTTATCTAGCCAACACCGACACAATTCCCGAAGAAGTAATTCTAGAGAATGAAGCCTCAACAGGACTTTATGGAGTTAGAACCTACTCCAATACAAATCTTCTAGTTCAAGAACCAACAGACCTAGAAGACCTAGCTCAAGCCTTGCTAGTCACTTACGACAGCCCCCTTTACCGCTTTGAAGCGGTGACTGTAGTTCTTGACAAGCTAACTGACCCGCAAACTGAAGCCGTTTTGAATCTCGAAATCGGCGACATTGTTCAAGTTCACTTCACACCGTCGGGAATTCCTCCAGCTATTGAACTGCCTTGCCGTATTATCGGAATCAACCACAACTGGGAACCGACTGTAAAGCGCACAACATTCTCGCTGGAAACCCTAAACTTCGGAGTGTTTGTCCTAAACTCTCCACTACTCGGCGAGCTAGACAACGACCGCCTAAGCTACTGATAAACTAAAGAAAGAACAAAGGAATCCAAATGCCAAGAAAGACCTTTACCGCGGGCGACGTCCTAACAGCCGCAGATGTTAATTTATATTTATCCAACGAGGTAAATCTAGCTTCCTCTACAGCTACGACTTACAGCGTTCTTCCTGCCGACCGCTACGAAACTCTAGTAATGACCGCAGCTTCCGCCGTGACCGTGACTATCGGAACCGCCACCGCTTTCCAGCCGGGCGAAAGAATCGACATTCTCCAAGACGGAGCTGGCACAGTCACAATCACTCGTGACGGAACCGCTACCACTTTGGCAGGTCGAGGAACCGCAGGAACCGCTTACAGAATTGGTCAGCGTTATGACGCAGTTTCTGTTGTATGTGTAGGGACAAACTCTTACCGCATTATCGGTAATGCGACAAGCGTGTAGGTTATGACTCTCTCGGCTTTAGGTATTTTTTCAGCAGCAGGGGCAGGTGGGGTTGCCGCTGTTCCTGACTATGAGCTTATTTCTACTAATTTGATTACTACAAATACTTCTAGTGTCACTTTTGATGTCAGCAGTCTAGCCTCTACATACAAGCACCTACAAATAAGGGCAACAGGTAGACAAAGTGCTTCCTTTGTATTATTGGGAGTCCGTATGAGGCTTGGTTCGCCTAGCGTAGATTCGGGAAGCAACTATGCTGAACACTTTTTGAAGGGTCAAAACGGCTCAGTTACTTCTTATGGTGGAGCAAGCATTAGTGCCTTTGATGTGTCTTACGATACTGGTGCTTCCGCTAGTGCCAACATTTTTGGAGCAGCTGTCATTGACATACTTGACCCATTTTCGACTACAAAAAATACAACAGTTAGGTCATTAGCTGGAGTTTACGCTGGGACTGGGACAAGCCACGCTGTTACTCTTTTCTCTGGACATTGGAGAAACACAGCTGCGGTACAAACTATTCAGCTTATTCCAGCGGGTAGTAATTTTGTTTCTGGCAGTCGCTTCAGTATCTACGGAATCAAGGGCTAAGTTGCCGAAAGAAATGAGAAAATAAATTGCCTACTCCTACTTACACACCTTTAGCAAACATCACACTAGGTAGCTCAGCCTCATCCGTGTCGTTTTCGTCAATCCCCGCTTCGTTTCGGGACTTGGTTTTGGTCATAGACGGAACAGCGAGCGTATCTACAAATGTTCAAGTTAGATTCAACGGCGATTCAAATAACAATTATCTTTATGTCGCTATGTATGGTAATGGTTCTACTACATCTTCTTTTGCGGAAAGCAACATTAGCTCCATAACACAGCTTGCTCTCGCAAACTATTCATCAAATACTTTGACTCAAATAATGGATTACTCGGCTACGGATAAGCACAAAACCGTGTTGATTAGGTCTAATGGTGGAAATGGATTTGTTCAAGCAACTGCTGGAAGATGGGGAAGCACCTCGGCTATTACAAGTATGGTCTTAACTTCGTCTGGAAGCGGAGCGACTTTCAACTCGGGAAGCAACTTTGCCCTATACGGAATAGCGAGCTAGACAATGACAATGACTCTTATAGAAACAAAGACGCTGGGGACTGCTGCTGCCTCAATTGAGTTCACCTCTATCCCGCAGGATGGGACAGACCTCTACATCTTGGCTAGCTGTCGAGCAACTTCTTCGGGAACCTCATACTTAATCACAAACCCAAATAGTGCTAACGCTAGTTTTAGAATGTTGAGAGGAACGGGGTCTG